GCGGGCCGACCGGTGATTGGCACCGATGATGGGTTTTGGCATGGGGACGGGCCTTTCCTATTTGCGTTTCGGCTTGGGTACGACCTTGACCGGTTTCGGCGGCTTCGGTTTCATCGGCTTGTACATGTGTGCCTCCGAGAGTTGACGGGCCTGATGTGGGGCTGCGGTGGGTGGCAGGCCCGTCCCAAGACACCACCCACCGCAGGATTGGGTTACGACCCTGCGGACTTGCCGGCGTCGTGGATGTACTCGATGACCGCTTCGGCGTTGCCCGTGGCCGGCTTGTAGCAATCGACGGTGATCGTGTACTTGAGCAGGTCGTTGTGGACGTAGACGATTTCGCCTACCTCGACAACTGCGCCCTCTTGGATGACCAGTCGGCGGGTCTTGTTGCCGTCGACGGTCTGGACGATGAACGCCGACCGGGGAAGCTGCTTGGAGCGGTGCTCCACCTTGATGGTGCGGTTACCGGCACCGTCGACACCCAACGTGATCCCGGTTCCGAACACCGTCTCGAGGACGTCGGGATCGGTTTCCAGCAGGGAGAGTTGCAGGGATTCCGCGTAGGAGCCCTGCGTGGTCTTGACGAGGTCCGAGCCGAAGGCGTAGTGCTTTTGGATGTCGCGCTCGGTGGTGACGGTGATGCCCTCTTCGCCCAACCAGCCGTGGTCGACGAACAGTGCGTTCAGCGGCGAGGTGGCGTTGGTGGGGAGGGTGGTTCCCAGCGGTGCCCGGTAGAAAACGCCACCGGAATCCGGGCGGGTAGGCGCCCAGATGATAGATGAATCTGGCATGACAGTGTTGCCCCTTTCAGGCTTCCGGGACGGGCCTGACAGGTTGTTATTTAGTTGTTTATTCGGTTGTTATTCAGTTAGCTGCCTGGGGGAACTGACAGAACGGGGGCGGTGGACAAGCTCAGGTTGCCCTGAAATTGCCACCGCTCCATGTCGATGATTTCCGGGTGCGGAAAGTCGACAGGGCCTTGCTCGTTTGACCAGTTGCGGATCCACGCGCCCTCCACCGTTGTGGAGATTGCGTTTCGCAGCGCGGCCCTGGCCGTGGCCGTCATGTTTTCGCATGTTTCAACATCGGGGCCGAAACATTCGATGAGGATGCGTGCCACATCGGTGATCGGGGTGTCTTGGCTGCCACCGATGCGCGACACTTTAATGAACCGGATCGGGCGCTGTTTGGGCATCCGTGCCGACACCAAGGCGTACGCGCCGAAAGCATCAGCCAGCACCGAGATCGTCACTTTGACGGCCGGCTTCGGGGTCAGATACCAGACGGTCACTGAGCGCCGCCCAATGCCCGAACCAACGTGTTGTATTTGGCGTTGTGGCGGATCGTGTGCGGTGACACGGCGGCCACCGACACACGCCAGCGGCCTTGGTTGACCTGCTTACCTGGCTGAGAAGTCATCTCGTACAGGCGGTCGGTGCCACCGTTGCGGGTGAAGCTGCTGTTAGCGGCACTGAGCACACTCATGCCGATGCCCTCCAACACGTCCTGCACAGGACCCGAGTAACGGATTGCCCGAAACCCGGCAATGTTGGCTTTGAACCGGACCTGAGCCATCAGGAGCCGTATTCGGACAGAACGCCGATAGCCCGGTACGAGATCCGGTACGGGGCCAACCGTTGCTTCAACGCATTGGTCAGCCACGGCCCGGACGTGGTCGCTGATTCGGTGCCGACATAGACGCCAGCGGCTTCCCGCGCTGTGGAGTAGCCGCTGGCGTCATAGTCTGCAACCGTGATAGACGGTTTCGTAAACACGGCAGCGACGATGGTGGCGACCACCCGAACAACCGGACCCGGAACCGGATCCAATTCAGTGTTCAGGTAGCCGATCACCAGATCGGTGGCCTGGTCAAGCTGATTGCTGACCGCCACCGATTCCGCTGCTGTGAGTGACCGCCCGAGAGCGGCCACCACATCAGACGACGTCGCATACGCCATTGCTACGAGCCCGAGTTGACCAGCGCCGACACGGGGGTCTTGTTGACACCCAGCGAGGTTGCGCTGCGACCCAGCACGTAGGCGTAGCGTGCCTTGAACCGCAGGGCCACCATGTCGCGCTCGGCCAGGTTCACCGAACCGACGGTGGCCTGATCGAGGAACTTCACGGTGATGTCCTGGCGGACACCGATGCGGATGCGGGTGGAGTCGGCCACCATCGCCTGCACACCGGCACCAGTCCAGGCACCGTTGCGGTTGAACACCGTGCTGTAGCCGGCGAACTGCTCATCCCGGAAGATGGGCTGACCCTGCGCGTCACGGGTGTTGATGACGTCGTAGCGGAACGTCAGCGGTGCCACGAGGACGTCGGGCTGGAAGCCCGCCGCCGCGACCTGGCGGGCCGCCTGGGTGACGCCACCGACAAGGTCAGCGACGTTCGCGTTGCCCGAGCTGTAGGTCACCGTCTGCGAAGACGACGAGGCAGCCGGATACAGGGCGGCAGACGTCCACGACGCCGGCTTGCCCACACCGAAGAGCACGGCCTGGTCCAGCTTCTTGCCGATGGCCTCACCGGCACGGTTGGTGACCTCTTCGAGGATCGGGGCGGTCGCGTCAGCGAGAACATCCTCGTGGATGGGCACGATGACAGCGATTTCCTCGACCACCATGGTCAGATCCTGCCAGGTCACTTCGCTGACCGGCTTCACACCGGTCGAGTCGGCGCTTTCCGAGACCCAGCCCGCTTCGGGCAGAGTCGCCAGAACCGGAAGGTGGGTCAGCTTGGTGCCCAGGTTGACGGTCGGAAACGCGGTCAGAACGGTCGACCCGGCAACAGCCGCGGCCAACAGCGTGTCCGAATACGCCTCCTGAATTGCTGTACTGACTTCTGCACGTGAAATGCTCACGTGATCACTCTCCTTTCAAAGAGGTGTTGTGTTTATCCGCCTTGGCGGAAAAGTTGTCCAATCATGGCCGCCGATTTCGTTTTCGGATCCATGCGGCTATCTGAGCCGGTAGCACCCGATTTGTACGACGTGGCCTTCGGCTTTTGAGCTTTCGCCAACTCAGTCACCTCAGCCAAATAGTCATCAGCGGACGATTCCAGTTCTTCAACTGTGCTGCCGCTGATCCTGTGCGCCGGCACACCCTTGGCGGATGCCACCGCGGTGCGGACGGTGTTGAAACGTTCGGACTCCAACTCCTTCTCGAGCTGGGCCATCCGTTCCGACACTTTCTGCACCTCAGACTTGGAAGCCTCTTGCAGCTTGTCGAACTCTGCTGCTTTGGTCTTCAAGTCGGTGTAGTCGGCGTATTTGGCGCGTTCCCGTGCCAACCGTGCACCGATGCGTTTCTCCAACTGCTCTTCGGAAACGATGGGTTCAAAGTCGGTCGGTGTGACCTCGGTGCTGATGTTGTCTTCGCTCATTTTTCCTTCTCTCTTTCCCGTTTGTGCCCGTCGGCTCTATCCCATCCATTGACCGCTGGATGTGGGCGTTAAGTTTGTGTGGCTTGCTTGCCGAACTGTTCTGCGGCCTTGTTTTCGGCGTAACGCTTACGCCGTTCGGCGTTAAAAACGTCTTTCTTATCGTCGTACTGGGCCCGGCGCATGTGATTGATAATGTCGTTGGTTTCTCCACCGACGTCTTCCCTAGCGTCGCTATATTGGCGTTCCCACTGCTCTACATAGTCAGGCGGTGTGTACAGTTCGCCGTCAAAGACCGGAACTGGGACGCAGTGACAGTTGTCGTGGAACTTTTCACCAATCTTGCGTTTACCTCGGGGCCTACCGGCACGGCCGACGACCCGAACTGAAGAACGCTCCGTCTGATACAAACCTGACGTCGTCCTGGTAGCAAGTATTTGACAAAAGCTGCAAGCATTGGCCGACGCATAACGGGCATAGCTGACGCCTTGACGTCGAGCATTTGATAACACGGTATCTCGAGATGAGTTGAACACCTGCCGTTCGACACTGCCAGCTAAATTAGCTATCGGGTCAGATTGCGACAGTGCCCAGCCAACATTGGCGTGAAGAACGTCCTGCGATATTGGCGCGGCCGTCTCAACGGCAAAATTAGATTCCTTGTTGATGCTGGCATACCATTCTGCGGACAGAACAGCCGCCGCCGCCAAAAACGGGTCAAACGTGGTTGGGTAAGCGTCCTGTAGGGCTCTCCAGCGTGTTTCCGGGTCAGCGTTTTGGAGCTTGTTCCACAAGGTGGTAACTGCGATCACTGCCGCAGCAGATAGACCGGTGAGAAGCTGCTGAAAGTTGCCGACCTCAGTTGGTGACGGCGCCATTACTCATCGGCATGTTCGCCGGAGACGGATTGGGTGATACCGCCGGCATCTGCTCAAGCACAGGCAGTGCTGATTGAACCGGCGGTCCTTGAAGGGCTGCCAACAACTGGTTAGTTTGTCCGCGTCGCAACGAATCCTTGATCGACTGAACCTTCTGCTGCGTCACACCCGGCACAATGTCGACCAGCTCATCAATGGGGATACCGGCGGCGGCCAGCTTCGTAATGCCGTCCACAATTGCGCCAAACGCACGAGCTTCGGTGTCACGCCACTGCACCTCGGAGCCGGTATCAAGAGCGGTTTCGGTGTCGCCTTCAATTTCGCCGGCCAGCCGAAAGACCTGCTCCCAGCTTTCACCGAAGGAATCGCGTTTAGCGGTGAGTTTGCGCTGCTGATTGGCTTCGCTGGCGGCCAGGGCCTCGGCGCTCAGGTTGACCATTTTGCCGGTCACCTGAGCTGGGCTGATTTGGGCTGCCATCGCGATGTGGTTCATGATCTCGTCGAGCACAGAGTTGTATTGATCCAACCCGGCCGGCGGGAACGAGTTGACCGAAACATCCGGGTCCTCAAACGCCCAGACCCGTCGCGCTGACGCCCGCAGCACATCGGTCGCCGTACCTGACCAGCCGGTGATGACCTTTTGTGGGTGAGCCCCGAACCGTGAGGCCAGCAGGCGGTCAAAGTTGACCGAGTTGAGGGTGCGTTGCATCCGAATCAGCGGATCTATCTCACCGACGATCATGTCGTCGGCGTCACGAGTGTTGACAAACCTGACGACCGGGCAGTTCGAAGCACCATGGCGTATCGGGGTGCCGAAGTTTGAAATGTTTGCGACCCTGGCTACCAGTGTTTGGTATTCGCGGGTCGACAACGCGGGAATCTCGCCCAAGTCCAGCGGGTAAATGTATTCCTCGTCGTACAGGGTGGCTTTCCACCTGGGATGGGCGTCGGTGGAGTCAATCCACTGCTCGAAGGCGTACTGCGGCCACAAATCAACTTGCGGATCCTCATACACCGCCAGCAGTTGCCGCGGGGAACGGGTTTTCCACACCGAACCCTCATCACCGGAATACACGATCACATAGGCCGCACCGTAAGTCACTGCCGGCCGATGCACCTCAGCCTGGCGGGCATCCATGCGGTTGCGCTGCCACATCGCCCAGCCGGAAGCGTTCTCCCGAGCCAACGCCGACTTATAGCCAGTCACACACAAGTTCTGCGTAAAGCTGTCACGG